CATCGGTCAGCCCCTTGATCAACTGTTTGAATGCCTTACCACCTTCCTTGGAGAGCACCGACGCTATTGCCGTCTGGGTGATGATCCCTTCGGTCGCCAGTTGTCGGTTAACGTGTTCCTCTGCCAACCGAACCTCGACCATCAGGGTGCCCACCGGATAAGTGTGGGCCTGATGATGTCCCTGATTCTTCAGGAAGCTGACGCTTCGCCTGAGAGTGAGGTACCAGTGTTCGCCTCCGGCTGATCCCGCAGAGAATTCAGCGAGCGGGTCGTCACTTTCATCCGGTTCAGGAGAGCGAACACGTTTTGCAAAAAATCCTGCAGTCCCCCCGTGTCCTCAATGGTCAACTCGTAAATCGCCTCCATCAGCTTCAATTGGAGAGGGGCGGGGAGACGTAACACCTCCCCGGCCCTGTCCGGCATATCAGCAGCGAGGGCGATCAGTAGCGCCACCAAATCAGGGAACTGTTCCATCAGTTCCATGCCGAACTCGGTCAAACTCTGATCGTCATCAAAACGTTCCTCAACGAAAGAGAACGCTTTGGTCAATGAATCTTTGTGGGTCCGAATGACGATGGTCAGGTCCTGAGTGCTCAATCCTCGAACAGTCAGGACCTTCTCGCCTTCTTTCCCCCACCTCACGTCTGTCGTGCTGTAGAGAAAATCATTCATGGGTTGATCGCCCTATTTTCAGTTGTATTTAGGCCACCACAGGGCGACCGTCGATGTACAAGGCAGCCTTACCTGGCAATTCACCGATCTCCGCAGAGAACGCCATGTTCTGCCAGTCGTCACCCTTCAGAGTCCAGTCACCGGTTGGTTGCAGGGTCACATAAGGGATGTAAACATCCTTCTGCTTACCCTTGGCGTTGAAGGCGACGAACCGCAAGGCACCTTCCACGGATGCCGCGGCAGACGTGGTAACCCGGCGACGGGTATTCGCCTCGGGAGTGTAGTCCACAGCGATTTCCGTGTTGCCGTCAATGGCGCCACCGTCGATAATGTAAATTCGACCCAGTTCAGCGTCCAGTTCGTAATCCGTGTCCAGCACGGCCTCGCTGGAAGTACCGTTCGGGTCGATGTTGACCGTTACAGCACTCAGGTTACGAACACCTTGTGGGTTCGTGTCGTCAGCACCCAACTGGTAGTAGCGATCCGGCATTGCCATACCCAGGGATTCACCAACTACCGGATCACCGTTCTGCGTGATCTCCGACACGTCACCCAGCACGAACAGAGCAGCATTTTCCTCGCTGATGTTGTCGGTGGTCAGACTGGCCGTCCGGGTCAACTCCAGGATTACACTGTCATCCTTGGTGCGAACACCCTGGTCACTGTCGAAGTGATCCAGCGACTCACTCTCGATGGTCATGTTGAATTCGGTGGTGTTACCAAGGTAACGCTCACCCGTGATGTTCTTGGTGCCCGGTGCGTAAGGGTCGAAGTACAGTTTTCCGCGACCGAGCACGTAGTTTTTGGAATCAGACTTAGCCATTGCTGTAGTCTCCTACGTCGTCAAATGTGTCCCGACCCTTTCAGCCGCTTGGCCTGTCGGTCGTTCAATTCCACCTTATTCCCGGGCACCTTGGAGTCACCCTTATAGGTGATGGGTTTCTCCAGGGTGTATTCCCGGGGTCCGGTGACCAGTTCCCCTTCAAGGGCTTCCTTCTGGACAGGTTCACCCAGAACGTCTCCCTCGACGGGCTGATTCTGTTTACGCTTCCGCATACGGGTCTCCCAAGTTCTCCACCACGGTCAGAGTCAACTTCAGGGCGAAAAAACAAGAATTGGTTGTTTCATCACCGTCGAAGCACATACCTCCATCCACCTGAAGGTTCTCTACCAGGCCACCAAGCATGTAATCGGCCGGTGGTCGGCTAGCACCACCGTCGTCCAGCAATTGCCCTACCCGGGCCTTCACGGCGGCCATGAAGTCGTGGGCCGGGTCAGTCGGATGAACATTGTCTATTCCGATGTAACCCTGAATGCCGATATACCAAGGCATTGAGGCCACCCGTTCGTCTGCCTGGTTCTCTGCTTCAGGAGGCATTTCAAACAAGATTATGAACGGGGCCACGCTTTCATCAGCCGGACGGCTACGGCCACGCCACACCTTGTTGACCAGGTCGTAACCGTCAACACCTTCCAGGTGAGTGGTCAGGGCCTTGAGAATCTGCAGTCGCTTACTCTCAGCCACGATACAACCTCCCGAATTGACGCCGGAACTCACGGTTCAGGTAAGTGCCCAGTTGCGGCTCCAGGTCCTCGGCCACGTCGTCGAACACCTGCTGGATAGACGGGCCGTACAGCAGGTACACGTCACTACTCTGATTCTTGTAGAGCGGCTTGGCGTTGAACCGGCGGCGGGGCTTTTTACCCGAGGGCACCCGGATTGCAAGTCCCTGGTTGGCACCGTCCCGGTTACCGGCCTTCAGGTTGATCAGGAAGGCGTTGGGAATCTTCTTGCGACCACGCTTCACCCGGACAGTGACACCGGCGGGTTTACGGCCTGACTTGGTGCGGTTCGGCTGGTAGAGTGCCACCGAGTCGAACCGAGCCAGTGAGGTCGGACGGCGCCGACCAACGATAGAACCCGTCAGGTTGTCGTTGGAGGCCAGGTTTTCCGTCAACCGGGTCTTGTTCACATAACTCGGTTTGAGGTTAACCTGCTTCAGGATTTCCTGCTTGGCCTGCCGGCGACCCCGTCGGATCGTGTCGTTGATCGCCAGGCGGGCAGCGTTGCGGGCCACCTTGGGATACTTCCGCAGGTAGTCCACCATGTCCTTGTCGCCGGTCACGTTGAACTGTAAACCCAGGCTCATGTCCTCACCTCACACAGGGCATAATACTCACCCTGAGCCCTGTAATTCTCGATGGTCACCTCCACATCCTCGAAGTCCGGAATGCGGATGACAGCACCTCGCTGTGGGGTCACTTCTCGCAGATCAACAATCACACGGTTGATCTCTGAGAAAAGACCCGGGGAGAACTCGTTGTAATCGTCCCCGATGTAAGCCGACTTCCGGTGCAAGCGAACGGTGATCGGCAGGTCAACATTGCTGGCGTCGGTGAAAAAGCCCGGGACAGAGAATGTCCCATGGACGGCATCCCGGGCTTTTTGCTTGACGAGAGCCCAGTTCACTTACTCACCCAGGCCCAGGTCTTCATCATTCGCGGTGTCAGAGCCGTCTTCGGCTTTCTGCCCACCCGTCTTCTTGGTCGCGGTCTTTCTGGTGGTAGTCTTCTTGGTCTTGCCGCCTTCTTCGGCTTCAGCATCGGCCAGCGGGTCGTGCACCTTATATTCCACGGCCACCCCCAATTCGACCAGACGTTCACCTTCGGCGGTGGTCTTGGGTTCAAATACGTCGTTGACGTAGGCGGTGTTACCACCCTTACCTTTGCCTGCCAGGACCTTGACGCCCTGTACTCGATTGATTGCTGTCAGTTTCATGGGAGATCACCCTAAACTCAACTGTTAGTTGTATCCCGGGGGCACAAAAGTACCCCGGGACGTTACCGGCTTACGCCAGAACGGTCGCCTTGAAGGTCGCGTTCGGACGCCGGGGCACCATCAGCGGTGCCGACTGAGACATCACGTACTCGACGGACGGATTCTGTTCGGGCCAGTTCTTCGGGAAAATATCCAGAGACTGGTAACCGGCTTCAGCGTCCATGATGGCACCGAAGCAGCGCACACCCTGAACCCCGGTCGGGTTGATACCGACGACCGCCTTGGAGTCCATGATTTCGACGTTGTTGCCGTCGTCGTCCTCATAGATGTCGGAGTACACCCACACACGAACGCCGGAACCGAGGGTGCCCTTCAACTGAATGATGGCACCGTTCTCGTCGGCTTGGTTGATCCCCAGGTCCAACATGATCTGGCTGGAGTTCTTGATGTCGGTGTTCAGTTGCTTCTGAACGTCCGGGTGTTCCCAGAACGACTGCCAGGCATCCACACCCATCACCCAGTCAGTGACCGGGTAGCCGCCGGCGCGGGCCATGGACAGGGACCATTCCTCCAGGTCCTTCCGTGGTTTGGAGTTGCTGGTGTCGCTCCACACGTCGGTGCCACTCAATACCACGGTGTTGTTGGCGTCACGACCAAATGCCACGGTCTGGGTCGGGTAGTCCTCACCCTCAACAATCACCTCGCCGTTCATCACGGCCTGGGCAGCCATGAGTTCCCAGCGACGATAGATCATGTCGCGTTCCTCGGACAGGGTGTCTGCCACGATAGCGTTGCGACGGGATTGCAGGTTCATGGTGCCGGTGTACGGCTCACCTGCCATCCGCTTGATCAGACGCTCCGGGTCCACTGGCATCATCGGCTTCACATAGGCCGGCGCGAACCGGCGAGTGTTGTAGCCTTCAGCCTTCATAGGTTTACCGGCGACAGTCGGCGCGACGAACGGTGCCAGACGGCGACCCTTGTCGATCTGGTCAAAGTCAATGAACTGGCTCTGGAAGTTCACCTGCTGTTTGAAAGCCAGGTTGAGCCAGAAGGCACTCGGGCGCGGCAGACTATTGATAACCCCGAGCATTTCATGGGTAGTGTAAGGCGTAAATGCCATGATTATGACTCCTTCAGTTTCTGAGGGTTACCGCTTAACCGGAATAACCGAGTGCGCGGTGGTGGATCGCAGTGCCCGCAAAGGCGTTCTGCTTCTGGGTAGCGGTTGCACCCGCCGGCCAGTTCAGTGCATCGGTGTTGAAGTAACCACCTTCATACACCGGGTTCACGGCTGCGCCACCGATGGTGTCCACCACCTCGCAAGTGATAAACACGGCCACTTCAGTGCCGTCGGTTGCACCAGGTGACCACTCAACCAGTTCACCGCTGTCATTGAAGGCCACGATAGAGTTGGCCGGCAGTTCCAGACTGGCAGCAAACTGGTGGACATTGGTGACCACCGGTGCATCGCCAGCAAAGAGCTCGGGCGGCTGATAAGAATTCGTTTCAGTGGAAGCAAGTGTGCTCATTTCGTTTCTCCCGTATTGAGCGTTTAACCTTCCGGTCGGTCCCGGTCAGAGACCGATCAGTTAAATTTCTGACCGGTTGCCAGACCGTAATCCCGCAGTAGGGGGTTGCCCTGGTCGGCGCCCTGGTCGGCATCTTGACCTTCGGCACCCACCTCGGGGTTGCTGCTGGTGTCCATGGCCTTCTCGAAAGCGTTACCGCCCTCGGCGCTCGGCGTTTCAACCGCTGGTGATGTCGCCAACATATCGTTGATTTCATCGGCGGAAAGCGCCTCGTTTGCCAGCATCTTCTTGGCCAGACCTTCCCGACCAGTGAATGCCTCGGACTCCATAACCGCGCCGAAGCGATCACGCTCCAGTTTGCGCCCCTCGGTGACACCTTCAGCCTTCGCGGCATCCAGGTCGGTCTGTGTAAGCACGTCCTCGTTACCACCCGCGTCCGCGGCCTGCTGACCGGCTTTCTGGGTGGCCTTATTTTGAATCGCCATGACGGTCTCCTTTGACTCACCGTTCAGTTCGGCTACGAACGCTGTCATCGCTTCCTCGGGAGAAGCAACAGCATCCACCAATCCGAGACTGACAGCTTCCTTGGCACTGAATGTCTGTGCCTCTGTCGCTCTTACAGCCTCGGTACTCAAACCCCGATTACGGGCCACGGCATCTACAAACATGCCGTATGACTCGTCGATCCGAGCCTGAATTCTCTCCCGCACATCATCAGGCAGTGCCTGGTACGGGTTTCCATCCACCTTGTGCTTGCCTGCATGGATGAAGGTAATCTTGACGCCAAATTCTTCCAGCGCCTTCGACATGTCCGCGTGCATGGTGACCACACCGATGGAGCCAGCCCCGCCGGTCTTCGGTACCACAATCTTACCCGCCGCACTGGCGATCATGTAGGCCGCACTGTAAGCATGAGCATTGACAACCGCGACGGACGGCTTCACATCCCGGTTATCGAAAATGTGATCTGCCAGTTCAAAGCAGCCGTCCACCTGGCCCCCACCGGAGTGCACATCGAAGATCACGCCTTCAACGTCCTCATCCTGCAGGGCAATATCGAACAATGCCCGTACGTAGTCATAACCAGTGGCGAAACCGAAGGACCAGCCGAACCGATGAAGCAGTACCCCGGTGACCGGGATCACGGCGCTGTCACCCACCATCCGGTAAGGCTTGCGGTTGGACTGGGAGTCGAACATCCAGTCGAACATGAGTTCGTCGGCATTCTCCGGGGCGTCCTCAATGAGGAACGATTCCGGGGCCAGTGCGGCGAACGACTCTGCCGATTCCTGGCTCATCATCAGCGGTGCATTCAGCAACCGTGGCCGCAGGTCCAGGGTTCTACTCATCGTCATCACCTTCTTCACCCCGTTTAGGGCTCTCATCGTTGGCGTCACCACCTGCGTCCATGGTGCCTTCGGCGCCGGCGGTGGAAAGGGTCAGTGTCATGTCGTCGATCATGTTCTGTTCACGCTTGCGCTGACGGAACACTTCCCGGAAGTCATCACCGAAGCGGGCACACTCTTTCTCGTAAGTGCTCAGACCGGCGTCGATCCGGGCAATGGCCGCCTGGGTTTCCTTGAGTTCGTCGATCTGACCCCGTGGGGCACCAATCCAGGAACAGGCACAGTAGGCGTCAGCGTTCAACCCCTCGTAGAAGTTCGGGGCGTTCGCCGGCAACACATCGTCGAAAGCGCCGGAGTTCAGTTGTTCCTCGAACCACAGGCGGAAAATGTCGGTGGCAAACTTATCGGCCACGGCCTTCTTGCGACCCTGCAGACGCTTGTACGTCTCCCCCATGGCCGCTCGGGCGCTGGAGTAGTTGGTCTTGGTGAAGTCGTGACTGAATTCCTCGTAACTCAGACCCAGGCCGGCGGCCAAGTGCCGTAACAGGCTTTCTTCAAAACCGGTACCCACACCACCGGGCTGGCCGGCGTTCTGCAGCTTCAGTTTGGTGCCGGGGTACATGTGGGGAATCTTCACACCGTCGATGTGCATGTTCTTGCTGCTGCCGGTGTACGCGGCGATGGACTGCAGATAGTTCGCTGCCCATTCCTGCTGCGGGTCTTCGCCACCACCGATAGACTCGAAGGCGTCGGCCGACGGCATGTCCGATTCGATGGCCGCGGCATAGGTGGCGTTCAATACGGCGTTCTGCAGCACCACGTCCTGGTACTTGCCGACCATCTTGCTCTGCTTGAGGATCGACACCAGGTCGCTGACACCCCGACTTTGTCCCACCCGGTATGGCTCGAAGTAGTGGAGCACCTGCTTGCGTCCCCACGGTTTCCGAGCGGGAATCGTCTTCCATCGGAACTGATTCTCGAAGTCCCACATGTCGCCAGGCATGGTGTACCGGATGGCGTACTCAACCGCCCGACCCATCCGGTCGAAGCGAATCCCCTTCTTCCAGATCGGACTGTTGAAGTCGTTGTACGGGTTGCTCAGGCGTATCGGGTCGATCATCTGAATCGCCGTCTTGAACGGCCGACGTTGACCTTTAAGCCACTCCACGGTACCCAGTGACTCACCTGACATCATCGTGGTGCCGATGGCCAGACGGATCATTTCGGAAAAAGTCATCTGGCCGGCAGCGTCGAACCAGCAGTCCGGCGACTCCGATGCCAGACCGAACCGGGCCTCAATGGCTTCCTGAAATTCCTCGGCCCATTGTTCACTCAAACCCAGGTGTTTGTAGTTGGGTTTGGAGTTCAGTCGGTAAAAGCCGCCAACGATACTGTCTTTGTGGTTCTGAACAGCACCGTGGACGTAGCCATCATTGCGCTGGAGGTCCAGGGCGCGGGCGTCGAGGGAGTCTTTATCTGGGAGGATTTCGGCGTCAGCGGAGCGGAGGGCCGGATGCCACATGGCCAACTCTCGGTTGACGTGACTGGCGCCCTCAAAACTCGAAGCCATCTGGGTTCCAGGCTTCTTGTCCTGCAAAAGGTCTAGCTGATCTGCCATCAGAAATACACCCGCATGGGTCCGCGATTCGCTCTGTTCAGTTGCGCTTTCAGGCTCTGAATATATTGCATCAGCCGGCCGGCGTTGGCCGCAGTGAACTCGACACGTTCACCGTTCTGATCGACCACTACCCGGGGTTTGTTCCCGGTGATCAGGGCGTGATATTCACGCTCTGCTTCCTGTAGCTGCTCGGTCAGTGTTGCCATATCTACCCCAGGGTCGCGGCCAGTTTCTTCAGGTTGTCCAGTGTTCCGCTGTTTCTCGCTTGCGGTACCACCGGGTTGTCGTCATCCAGTGCGGTCACCAAAGGGTTCTGGTCCCAATCTGCCGCCCAACTTGGCGGGTTGTCCCAGTCCATCTTCTCGGCCCGGAGAAACACACACCCTGCGTAGCAATAGCAGATCAGGTCGGTGCTCTCGTTTCTCAGCTTCT